CTCAAAGCATGGGGCGACCAGAAGTGGACGACCAAGTCAGGGAAGAAGTCGTCCGAAACAGGCGAACGGTACCTGCCAAAAAAGGCAATACAGGCGCTAAGCCCAGCCGAGTACGCAGCAACAACACGAGCAAAACGAGCCGGAAAAGCGCAGGGAAAGCAGTTTGTGCCCCAACCGTCAAAAATAAAGCAAAAGGTAAAGCCGTACCGAAAGGTTAAATAATGTCCACTACAGGAACAACTACCTTCAACCTAGACATGAACGACCTCGTAGAAGAGGCGTTTGAGCGTTGTGGTCTTGAGCTTCGCTCTGGATATGACTTTCGTACTGCACGACGATCTTTGAATTTGCTTACTATTGAGTGGGCAAATCGTGGTATTAACCTTTGGACTGTTGAGCAAGGACAGTTCATCATGAATACAAATCAGGCAATTTACCCACTGCCTGTAGATACTATCGACCTTTTGGATTCGGTAATTCGTACCAATAACGGTGCTGGTAATAATCAGATTGACATCAATATCAGCCGTATAAGTGAGTCTGATTACATAACCATTCCTAATAAAAATGCTAATGGGCGTCCAATTCAAGTATTTATAAATCGTCAATCTGGTGGCGTTGCAGCTATACCTCAAACTACTTTAGCGGCGGCTATTACGTCAGCTGACCAGACCACAATCACTTTAACTAATGCTGCAAACTTACCAACCCAGGGCTTTGTAAATATTGATAACGAAACTATTGGCTATCAAAATATTGTTGGTAATCAAATACTTAACGCTTGGCGGGGTCAAAATGGCACTACCGCAGCTACGCATACAAACGGTGCAGACGTATATAACAACCAGTTACCTTGCGTAAATGTATGGCCTTGTCCAAATCCACCTGGGACTCAATACACATTTGTGTATTACAGAATGCGTAGAATCCAAGACGCAGGTGGGGGCGTACGCACGCAAGACATTCCGTTTCGTTTTATTCCCTGTATGGCTGCGGGGCTGGCGTATCACCTTAGTGTAAAGTTGCCTGGTGTTGACCCTGGGCGTATTCCGCTACTTAAAGCCGACTATGAACAGCAATGGGACCTTGCTTCTACAGAAGATCGGGAAAAAGCTCCAATCCGTTTTGTGCCACGCAATATGTTTTACTACCGTTGATATGCCATGCCAAGTAAATTTGCTTCTGGAAAATATGCAATTGCTGAATGCGACAGATGTGCGCAGCGGTATAAGCTTAAGGAGTTGCGGATCCAGACATTAAAAACTAAGCCATACAAGGTCAAGGTATGTAAGACATGTTGGGATCCGGATCATCCACAGTTGCAATTAGGTATGTATCCAGTTAACGATCCGCAAGCTGTACGAGAGCCAAGACCAGACGTTAGTTATTTAGTGTCAGGGCAAAGCGGCTTGCAGCTTAATACAACAGGTGTAGGCCCAAATGGGTTTGGTAGTCCAGAAGGTGGTAGTCGAATATTTCAGTGGGGCTGGTATCCAGTAGGCGGAGCTAGTTTGGATGACGCAGGTTTAACACCAAATGACTTGGTAATTAACGTACAAATTGGTACAGTAACAGTAACAACAACTTAGGAGTTGAAAATGGGATATAAAAAAGGCGCAGACGGAATTACCAAAACAGGTAAAACTGATGCAAAAGTGTTTCCTAACGACGGCAAACACATCATTGATAAAGGTCCAAAGGCTAACAAAAGTTCTTTAAACAAGAACATGAAGTCCATGGGACGTAATATGGCTCGTATGGCTAACCAGAGAGGTCGATAATGGCTAAATTTTCTAAAAAAGTAATGGGTAAAGAAGTAGGTGCTGCCGAAGTTTATGCTCAACCACATACCATGCAAGGCGGTGCTACTAACGTAAATACCTATAGCGGATACACTCCCGGTGCCAAAGTAATGGACACAATGAATATGTCTGTTGGTGGCGTTAGCAAAGGTAATTATGCTAAAGAAAACCCATATGGCGTTGGCGTAATGCGTGGTTATGGCGCTGCTACCAAAGGTCGCAAAATCAGCGGAAAAATGGGCTAATGAACTACGTTCAGCTATATCAAGCTATTCAGGACTATGCGGAGTCTACAGAGCAACTCTTTGTAGAGAATATATCTACCTTTGTCCGTCAGGCAGAGGAGCGGATATACAACACCGTTCAGATCCCATCGTTACGCAAAAACGTGACGGGTACGCTTACGGCTAGCAATAAGTATTTGAGTTGCCCCAATGATTACTTATCTACGTTTTCAATGGCGGTTATTGAGGGTTACAACACGGCAAACGCAAACTACACATACTTGCTTAACAAAGACGTTAACTTTATTCGTGAAGCGTATCCAAACCCTACTGATACGGGTTTACCCAAATACTATGCTCTTTTTGGGTCTCAATATTCCAACTCTAACGAGTTGTCTTTTATTGTAGGGCCAACACCAGATACTAGCTATACAGTAGAGTTGCATTACTATTACTACCCAATTTCTATTGTGCAAGGCGCTATTTCTAGTGGTATTGCTACTGGTGGTTCTGGATATGTAAATGGTATTTACAGCAACGTGCCGCTATCTGGCGGTCAAGGTTCTGGAGCAATTGCAAATATCGTAGTAAGCGGTAATGCGGTAACTAGCGTAAACATTAAGAACCAAGGCAATTTTTATACTGTTGGGGATGTTTTAACGGTAGCCTCTTCTTACATTGGTGGCTCTGGTACAGGTTTTTTATACACCGTTACTTCTGTAGATAACATTGATGGTACGTCTTGGCTTGGTGATAACTACGACCCTTGTTTGCTTTATGGCTCGTTACGAGAAGCAATCATATTTCAAAAGGGTGAACAGGATATGGTTACTTATTACGAGAAACAGTTCCAAGACGCTATGGGTCAATTGAACCGCCTTGGTACAGGTCTTGAGCGTGGTGATGCCTATCGTGATGGACAGGCTAAGATTAAGGTTAATCCATGATTACTCAAACAGCATGCACCGTATTTAAGGTCAATCTTTTGAATGGCGCCGTGAACTTTACTAGCGGCACCTTTAAGATGGCTTTATATACAGCGTTGGCTGACCTAAACGCAGATACTTTGGCGTACACAACCAGCAACGAGATTAGTGGAACAGGCTACAGTGCGGGGGGTAAAACCTTAACTAATATCGTACCCACATCTAGTAACAATGTGGCATATATCTCATTCGACCCACTAACTTGGAACCCAGCATCCTTTACTGCTAGAGGGGCACTAATTTACAATAGTGCAACAAATGCAGCAGTTGCAGTGTTAGATTTTGGATCGGATAAAACAGCAACAAATACATTTACCGTAACATTCCCAGCTGCTACATCAAGTAGCGCTATTATTAGATTAGCTTAAGGAGTATTTATGAGTTCTGAAATCACAAAATTAGGCGACAGCTTCGGGGCTAATGCTTCCTATGGCGGTGGTTCTGCTGAAACTGTTGGACTGCAAGGTGTATACGTCGCTACTTGCTACGATGCAAACGGCAATGAAAAGTGGTCTGATACCATTGAAAACTTGACTACCAACGTAGGTCGTGCCAATTTAATGAATTCTTATTTTGGTAACACAGGCGGTGGTGCTATTGTTATGGGCTTGGGAGGCGCTAATGGTTCTAGTACGTTTACCCCTGCTTACGGTGATACTCAAGCTAGCCATGCTGGTTGGTTTGAAGTGGGCGGTGCTAATGCCCCAACCTATTCTGGAACCCGCAAAACTCCATCTTTCTCAGCAGCAACAACAGCAAACCCTTCCGTTCTGTCGACCAGCTCTGCGGTGGTGTTTAGCATGACTGGCTCCGGGACTGTGTACGGTGCATTTATTAACGTGGGTGGATCTACAGCGATTGATAACACCACAGGTACTTTGTTTAGTATCGGTGCATTTACGGCTGGTTCTAAGACGGTAACTTCTGGCGACACAATCAACGTAACGTACACACTCAGCGCTGCTGGCTAAGGAGGTTTAAATGCCTCTCCAGTTAAAAGATAGGGTACTAGAAACTGCCAGTGCACCTGGCACGGGGACAGTCACCCTTCTTGGTGCTTCGCTTGGTTATCAGTCGTTTAATACTGCTTTAACTAGCGGGAATACGACTTATTACACGATTGCCGATTTAGGCGGGGCTAACTGGGAAGTTGGTATTGGTACGTTTACTGCGCCAGACCAGCTAGCTCGCAATACTATTTTAGAGTCCAGCAACTCTGGTTCTATTGTTAACTTTAGTTCTGGCACACAGAACGTCTTTATTACTTACCCTGCTGAGAAGTCGGTAAACCTTGATGCGTCTAACAACGTATCAGCGCTAGGAACAGTTTCTTCAGGGACTTGGAACGCCACTGCAATTACTACAACCTACGGCGGTACTGGGCTTACTTCTTATACGGCTGGTGATTTACCCTATTACTCCACTGGCACAGCGCTTACCAAACTGGCTATTGGCACCAACGGATATATCCTTACTTCAAACGGTACAGCTCCAACCTGGGCAGAAAATACGGCAGCTACGGCAGACGATGCGTACTTCTTATCTTTTATGATGGGCTAATATGGCAACTTATTCAAATAACTCATATGCAGTAAAGAACGTCAGTACATCTGGTTCAACTGCTATATCAAGCATTGCTTCTGGTACTGTTGCGGTATCAAGCCTTATCCTAGCAAACACAGGTACAAGTCCAATTACAGTGAGCGCTTATATTACCCGCAGCTCTGTTAACTACTACTTGGTATATCAAGCTACCGTGCCTGTTGGTGGTTCTCTTGAGGCGATTCAAGGCAACCGTGTTGTACTAAAAGCTAGTGACTCTTTAACTGTTGTTTCTAGCACTGCTACTTCTTGCGACTGCTGGATCTCTGCTTTGACTGCGACCTAATATGGCATATATCGGTAATACAGTTCAGAACCAAGGCTTTGCCCCAGCTATTGATTACTTTAGCGGGAACGGTGTAACTGTAACTTTTACTCTGTCTCGCCCCGTTGCTTCTGTAGCGCAACTGATTGTTGCTATCGACAACGTTATTCAAAACCCAAGTACAGCCTTTACTGTAGCTGGTAATTCAATTACTTTTACCTCTGCTCCGCTATCTGGCACAAACAATATCTGGGTTGAGTACACAAGTCTAATTACGACTTATCAAGGCATCTCTCAAGACCCAACTGTTATTGGTGACATCAGAGCTACTGGCGGTTACTTAGCCGAGGGCGACTTTGGTAACTCGTTTGTTGACGGCGCAATTGTTGATTATGTTACAGGTAGAGGTCGAGTTACGGTAGGTGAGCTAGACGACATCACTTTCTACCACGGCGGTACTACTGCTCGTTCTGAGATGATGGACTTGTACTACGCTGGCGGCGCTAAGATTTACGGCACAACTGCATTAACTATTCCTGTAGGGACTACTGCTCAAAGACCGGGTACACCTGCTAGTGGGATGATTAGGATGAATAGCACTACTGGTTTCCCAGAATGGTATTCAGCAGCAACTGCATCATGGCTTAATTTTAATCAAGGGCTACCTTATAGCGTTGATTATTTAGTAGTTGCTGGTGGAGGGGCTGGTGGTACTCTCGGCGGAGGCGGTGCAGGTGGGTATATTTCAGACTCAACAACTGTATCATCAGGCACTGCTTATCCAATTACAGTTGGTGCTGGTGGAACTGGAACTACAGGTAGTGTATCAAATGGTGCTAATGGTAATAATTCTTCATTTGGCTCAATAGCAACTGCAATTGCTGGCGGAGGCGGTGCTAGAGCTGGCGATGGAGTTGTTGGTAGCGCAGGTGGTTCAGGCGGTGGTGGCGGTGCTGATTCCACCCCCGGTGCAGGTGGTGCTGGCACTTCAGGACAAGGCAATAATGGCGGCACAGCAGGCGCAAACGGTGCTGGAACTGCTTTTGCAGGAGGTGGCGGCGGTGGCGCAAGCGCAGTTGGTGGTAATGCTGGTTCAAGCACAGGCGGTAATGGCGGTAATGGTTTTAATTGGCAATCACTTGGTCAAGTTTATGCAGGTGGTGGCGGTGGCGGTGCTTACCTTTTAGGTAGTTCTGGCACAGCGGGTGCAGGTGGAACTGGCGGTGGTGGTAATGGTGGGCGCAACGGATTAAACGCAACTTCTGCAACCGCAAACACTGGCGGGGGTGGTGGTGGTAATGGCTTTAATAGTAGCGGTAATCTTCAAGGAACCGCTGGCTCTGGTGGCTCTGGAATAGTCATCATCCGTTATTTAGGCTCTCAGCGTGGCACAGGCGGCACTATTACTTCTGCTGGTGGGTACACTTATCACACATTTACATCATCTGGTTCATATTCGGCTTAAGGAGAAAATATGGGACATTTTGCAAAAGTAGTTGACGGTAAAGTTACACAAGTGATTGTGGCTGAGCCTGAGTTTTTTACGACATTCGTAGATTCAAGCCCCGGTGAATGGATTCAAACATCCTATAACACCATTGGCAATCAGCATACTCAAGGCGGCACACCATTGCGTGGAAACTACGCTGGTATTGGCTACACATACGACAGAGAAAATGATGTGTTTTACGCCCCAAAACCATCTGAAGACGCTACACTAAATACTGAAACATGGCTATGGGAAGTTCCTGTAGTTGAAGAACCACAAGGTTAAAAATGCCAATAAGTCAAATCGGCACAAACGCTATTGAAAACGGCTCTATTGTCACAGCCGATATAGCTGCTGGCGCTGTTAATCTTGCAACTCAAGTTACTGGAGTTCTTCCCGTTGCTAATGGTGGCACTGGAATATCTGCTTCTTCTTACTCAGTTGACTACTTAGTTGTTGCTGGAGGTGCTGGCGGTGGTGGTGGTGACGGTGGCGGAGGAGGCGGTGCTGGAGGATTAGCAGCTGATTCTATGATGTTAGTGCAAGGCACTGCTTATACCGTAACCATAGGTGCTGGTGGTTCTGGTGGGCCTTCTACAGGCGCTGCTGGTTCAGCAAGAAATGGAACAAACGGAGTAAATTCTGTTTTTGGTTCTGTTATAGCTATTGGCGGTGGATATGGCGGTGGGTCTGGTAACAACGTTCCACAAGTTGGTAATGCTGGTGGTTCTGGTGGGGGAAGCACTGGAGCTGCTAGTGGCGTTTATACCATGTTGGGTGGAGTTGGGGCCGCTAATCAGGGTAATGGTGGCGGTTATGGATATCACGCTGGTGGATACCATATTAATGGCGGTGGCGGTGGCGGTGCAAGTGCTATTGGAGAGCCAGGTTCATTTACTACAACAGGCAAAGGCGGAAATGGGGGAAATGGCGCTCTTTGGTTAAACGGTACTACATATGCTGGTGGTGGTGGCGGTGGGTTGCATTCTACAGGAGTTGCTCCTGGATACGGTGGCACTGGCGGTGGTGGTAACGGAGCTTATTTATCTTCTAGTGGAACTGCCGGAACCGCAAATACAGGTGGTGGCGGTGGCGGTGGTGGTAACTCTATTTCTAGCGCTAATGGTATGGCTGGAGGATCAGGCATTGTAATTATTCGTTATGCTGGTTCTCAACGTGGTACGGGTGGTACTGTAACTAGCTCTGGCGGGTTTACTTACCATACATTCTTATCTAGTGGAACTTATACGGCCTAATCTATGCCAATAATCGGAAACCCCATATACCAATCGGCTTTTGTAGTCGACCAATTTAGTGGTAACGGCTCTACTACGGCTTTTACAATGTCGGTGGCTCCTGCTGGGGTTACTAACGTTTTAGTTGCGGTTTCTGGTGTACTGCAAGACCCATCTACTTATGGTGTCGTTGGTAACACGATTACTTTCTCTGCTGCACCGCCCTCTGGTACAGGCAATATCTCATGCCGCTATCTTGGCGTCCCTGCTTCTGGCGTAACAACCACAGCCTACAGAACCGTAACGGAGTTCACAGCGACTGCAGGACAGACTACATTCACACCACCTTCTTACAACGTGGGGTTCATTAATGTCTACCTTAACGGCGTTTTGCTTGGCTCTGCTGATTACACTGCTACTAACGGCACAACCGTGGTCTTGGCTACTGGTGCTTCCGCTGGCAACTTACTTACTGTGGAGAGCTTTCTTATTAGCTCAGTAGCTAACGCAATCCCTAACGCTGCGGGTTCTGTGGGTACAACAAATATTGCAGATAACGCCATTACTACGGCTAAGATTGCCGCAGGCGCTGTTGTTGAAGCCGACTTAGCTACAAACAGCGTAACTACAACCAAAATAGTAGATGCTAACGTAACTGCCGCAAAATTAGCTTCTGGTGCAGCAGTTTCAAACATTGGGTATACCCCAGCTAATGCTGCAAATATTGCTACTGGAACAATTAATTCTGTTCCAATAGGAAATGTTGATTTTAATACCAGCACATTTACAAACGTAAACACAACATATTACAAATGGGATTTACCGGCTGCTGGCAATTATTTAATCATGTGCACTATGCGGGCAAGGTTATGGGGTGTAAATGGGTTTGGCAAAATTCGTTTATATAACAATACGGCTGGATCAGCGGTTTCAAATTCAGATACTATGCTAATTGAGTCAGCAACCAACAGTAATAATTTAAACATGTGTTGTACTGCTACATGGACTTACACAGCTACTGGAGCTACTACTTTATATTTACAAGGCTACGCAACCGCAGCAAATATTGGTATCCAATCTGACGTAAATGGATATAACAACTTTACTTGGTTGAGGATTTCATAATGACACAAGCAGCTAACTTAGGCGCTCTCGGTACTAACGTAAATTCGTCTGGTATTACTCAGATTAAAGGTGGTGGTACTGGTGTATCTAACAACGTTGTTCAATACTGCGTTGTTGCGGGAGGAGGCGGCGCTGCTGGAGCAAGCGGGCGTGGTGCTGGTGGAGCAGGCGGTTTTAGAACAGGCTTTCTTGCATTAACGTCAGGAACTACTTATACCATTACGGTTGGTGCTGGCGGTGCAAACGGTGGCGGATCAGATGTAGGTGGCAGTAATGGGTCTGATTCTGTTTTTGGTTCTATTACTTCAACAGGCGGTGGTAAAGGCGGTGGCGGTGGTACTTCTCCAGGTAGAGATGGTGGCACTGGTGGTTCTGGCGGGGGTTCAAACTTTGGTGGATCGGGAGGCGCTGGTACAACTGGTCAGGGAAATGCTGGGGCAATAGGGTCACAGGATGCCAATACTTATGGTGGGGGTGGCGGAGGCGGCGCAAGCACACCAGGGTCTAATGGTACTGGTATTTTTGGCGGCAAAGGTGGCGATGGAGCAATGTTCCCGTTAACTGGACAAATGTATGCTGGTGGTGGAGCAGGTGGAACTTATAACGGAGTAGGCGCTGGTATTCCAGGCGCTGGCGGTGGTGGGTTTGTTGGACAATCAGGCTGGGCAAATACTGGCGGTGGTGGCGGTGGTTGTTCAAACGTAGGAGTACAAGGGGGTAACGGCGGGTCAGGTATTGTAATTGTTGCCGTACCAACTACTTTTTATACTGGCACATACACAGGCTCTCCTGTTATTACAACTGTTGGCACATACACAGTTCTTACTTTTAATGCTTCAGGCTCTTACACAGCTTAAGGAAAAACAATGCCATTAACTAAAGTCCAAAGTGCAATGATTGGTGGGGGCAACTCGATTGCGTTTGCCCCAGAAGTGCCTATCTATTTAAATACCCAGTCAATTGCTACGTCTTACACAATTCCTTCGGGCTCTTCGGCTATGTCGGTTGGGCCTATAACTATTGCAAGCGGTGCTAGCGTAACCATTCCAAACGGTTCAAGGTGGGTGATTCTATGAGTTCTTTAACGCTTCTTGGCGATACCAGCGGTTCAGTAGTTCTGGATGCACCTGCGATTGCCGGGTCTAATACAATTACTTTGCCTACCACTGGTGGTACGATGAGAACCACAAGAACCCCCGGCGCTATTTTGCAAGTGCTTCAAACAGTTAAGACAGATACTTACGCAACTACTCCAGGCGCTATTTGGGCTGATGTACCCGGCCTTTCTGTGTCCATTACTCCTTCATCGGCTTCCAATAAAATTTTAGTTATGGTAGATATGAAAGCAGCTGGAACACAAGCGGCCTCTGTTGTACGTAGCCGTTTACTAAGAGATTCAACTGCAATTTATATAGGTGATGCCGCTAGTAATAGACCAAGATCTATGGGACAGTTTTATGGAGGCGAGTCTGCAGCTAGTTATTATATGGCACAAATTGGTGGTACGTTTTTAGATTCACCAGCAACCACTTCTTCTATTACTTATAAATTGCAAATTGGCGGAGATGGTAATAGTGTTACTTTATATGTAAATAGAACTCAAACCGATAGAGATACGTCTTATTATGATTCTCGTGCAGTTTCATCTATTACTGTTATGGAGGTTGTGGCATGAGAGACTTAACAAAAGCTATAATTTCTTTATACCCAACAGCTTTTTGGGAATTGCATGGTGATGAATACTCTGGTCTTGTTTGGAAATCAGACGACATCGAAAAACCATCGGAAGAAGTATTGTTTGCCGAATGTGACAGGCTTAAAGAACAAGCTGAAATTGACGCCCAAGCAAAAATAAATACCCGCCAATCCGCATTGAACAAACTTATGGCTCTTGGGCTAACTGAAGAAGAGGCGTTAGCCTTGGGAGTTAAATAATGCCAGTATTTTTAAACGCCTCAACCTCGTCTGGTCTAGTCGCTACTCCAGATAACAGCGGCAATATATTGCTTCAGTACAACGGAGTAGCTACACCTACTTTTTATGCTTATAGTTCTGGCTCACAAACTATTGCGTCTGGTGGCGTTTCATACAAAGTTGTTTTAAATACAGAATCTTGGGACACTGCAAATTTCTTTGACCCAACAACTAATTATCGTTTTACTCCAACTGTAGCTGGGTATTATCAAATTAATATGGGCAGTACTGGTTCATTTGCTTCTATTAGTAGTGGTGGTTATTTAGTGGTACAAATATACAAAAATGGCGCAGTTTGGAGTTCTGGGGGTTATTGTACTTCTAATAATGGAAACTATTGGACAGCGTCTCATTCAAATATGGTTTATTTAAATGGCACAACAGACTACGTTGAGATGTATATAAACCACAACAACAATGGAACATACACCCAACAAAACCAAGGAACAACGTATGGAACATTTATGTCTGGCTGTCTTTTGAGGGGTGCATAATGCCTTTAATTCTAAGTGGCGATACAGGAGTCCCAGCTAGCGGCATGCCTACGGGGTCTGTGATTCAGACTGTTACTACAACCAAAACGGACACTTTTTCTACTAGCTCAACTTCAATGGTAGATATTACTGGGATGTCTGTAACAATTACTCCCACTTCTTCTACTAGCAAAATTTTGGTTTTGATAAACCTAACAGTTGGTCCAGCCGGCGGTAACTTTGCTCCTGTTAATTTAGTTAGAAACGGTACAACTATTGCCCAGCCAACAACTTCGTCTACATGGGCGGCTACTATGAATAATTATGCTGGCGAAGGAAGTGGATTTACTGCAGGTTCTGCGCAACCACAATATGCCCTTAACTGGTTAGATTCTCCAGCTACAGCTTCAGCAGTTACATACAAACTACAAATGCTAACAACTGGCGGAACAGCGTATGTAAATGCTAGACCTGTAGCACAAAACGGCACCTGTGTATCTAGCATCACCGTCATGGAAATTAAACAGTAATGTTCGGAATCTCAGCCTTTGCTCAATCGCCTTTTGCTGCATTAGGTGGCAATGCGTTTCCAGTAAATATTGCTGAGAGCTTTACCCTATCTGACGCTTACGCAGCGCAGGGTGCTTTTCAAGGTTTGTACGATGAGTCGTTTGCCCTAGCCGATAGTGACGGCGGTGCTACATCCTTTGACTTTTTTGTTACGGATAGTGAGAACTTCTCGTTAGACGATAACGCTGCGGGTGTGGTTGACTTGCTGGTATCGCAGTCCGATTCTTTTACTCTATCAGACGTTTACGATGGTCCGGCGGCTTTTGCTGGAGCTTATTCCGACACTATTACATTTACCGACGAATACGCAGGTACGGGTAACTTCCCACAAAACAACGACGAGACTGCCACATTTACCGATGTTTGGAATGCCAATGCTGACTTTGTTGGGCTTGTTGAAGAAAATCCATCATTCTCAGATGCTTATGTAGGTAATGCTGGTTTTGCAACAACGGTTTTAGAGTCGTTTGGTTTAACAGACGTTTGGGCTGCTCAAGCCGATTTTGCCCCATCCATAGCCGAGTTAATAACCTTTATAGACTCGCAAATTGCAAGGGGTTGGTTTAGAATTGATGATGACCAGACAGTAACTTGGCAAGCTGTAAACAACACGCAAAGCATCACTTGGCAAGACATTGGGAACAGTCAAAATCCCAATTGGGTAGAAATCGATAACTCGCAAGGGTAAGGATAAATTATGGCAAGTACATTTTCACCGTCGCTACGTATCGAGCTAATCGGTAACGGAGACCAGTCTGGTACCTGGGGAACCACGACCAATAACAATCTAGGCACCATCATAGAGCAAGCCATTACGGGTGTTCAAAGCATTGTGATGCTCAATGCCGACTACACGCTTTCCAATTTTAACGGCGTATCTGACGAGGCTCGTAATGCGGTTTTGGTAGTAACGGGTACAAATAGTGCAGTGCGTCAAATTATCTGCCCCTTGGTTGAAAAGACTTACGTTGTTACTAATAATACTACAGGCGGTTTTGCCATAACGATTGGCGGAGCTACTGGTACCACGGTTTCTATTCCTAACGGCGTAACGGCGCAGGTCTACTCTGACGGTATTAACTTTTACTCCTCTCAAACAGGCTCGGCAGGTAACTTTGCGGTTAGCGGCAACTTATCGGTAAGCGGAACAACAGCTTTAACAGGCGCTTTGTCAGGCACAACGGGTGTGTTTTCAGGAACTGTAGCACTAGGTGGTACCCCTACAGCGCCGACTGCAGCGGTTGGAACGAACACAACTCAGATAGCGACCACGGCTTTTGTACTAGCTAACGGAGTGCCTTCTGGGGCAATTATTATGTGGTCTGGCTCTATTGCCAGTATCCCAAGCGGGTGGTTATTGTGTAACGGCTCTAGCGGAACCCCGGATTTACGAGACAGATTTGTTGTGGGCGCTGGGTCTACCTACGCTGTTGCTGCTACTGGCGGTTCTGCAAACGCAACATTGGTAAGCCATACCCATACAGCAAGCGTAACAGATCCTGGACACTTGCACACTTACACAAGAGGTGGAACCGATACAGTTAGCGGTGGTGGCATAACGATCCAAACAAATAGTTCTTTACCATCACAAAACACTTCAACAGCATTTACAGGTATTTCTGTAACAAACAGCACCGAAGGTTCATCGGCTACAAACGCCAACTTACCACCCTACTACGCTCTTGCGTACATTATGAAAGCATAAGGAGATAACATGAGCTCAATATTTCTTACTGGCGATACTAGCGGAACTTTGACTTTATCTGCTCCAGCAATAGCTGGCACCACAACAATTACTTTTCCGGCGGCTTCCGGAAACGCCTTAGCTTCTACAGCGGTGTCTGCTTCAACTACAAATACCGTGACTAACAAAATTGCTGTCAACATTGGCGGTACAACCTACTACTTGTTGGCTTCTACATCGGGAACTTAATATGGCAACCATCATTAATGCAGGTACTACTACCTCAACAGCCCTAAATGTAACGACCGATACCACTGGAGCAATGGTTCTCCAAACCAGTGGGGCTAATGCTATTTCTATTAGTAATGCTCAAGTTGTTACGCTTGCCAACCCATTGGCAGCAGGCTCTGGCGGTACAGGAATTTCTTCTTTAGGAACAGGTATAGCGACATTCTTGGGAACCCCATCCTCAGCAAACCTAGCAGCTGCGGTAACGGATGAAACAGGCACAGGCGCTTTAGTGTTTGCAGGGTCGCCTACTTTAACTGGAACACCCTTAGCACCGACTGCTTCTCCTGGTACAAGCACTACTCAAATTGCTACAACGGCTTTTGTGGGGGCTGCAATAACAAACGCTACTGGTTCTTTAGGAACTATGTCAACCCAAAACGCTAATAATGTGTCTATTACTGGCGGGTCTATTGCTGGTATTACCGACTTAGCCGTGGCAGATGGTGGTACAGGGCGTTCTACTTTGGCATCAAATGCTGTTTTAGTAGGTAATGGCACTAGCGGAATTAACACCGTTGCACCTGGTGCTTCTGGCAATTTATTAGTTTCAGATGGCACTACTTGGGCGTCGACTACAAATACTAATCTTGGGGCAGGACAGAGCTGGCAAAACGTTACCGGTTCTCGTGCTACAGATGTAACTTATACAAATACTACAGGACGACCAATTTTTGTAATTGCACAAGTTGGAGCGCAAACCAACGGTATTTACGTTTATATAAATGGAACTTTTTTAATAAGACATTGGTATGACGTTAACGGTGGCGCAGGTCAAGTTGGCTATAGTACAGCAGAGTTTATCGTTGGTAATGGCGACACTTATTATGTGACTGCCGGTCCTTTAAGACAATGGTGGGAGTTTAGATAATGAAACTTTTTAAAGACGCAAACAACGCAATTTATGCTTATGAGTCAAATGGTTCGCAAGATCATTTGATTGGTAATAAAACACCAATTACCCAAGAGCAAGCCGACAAAATTAAAGCAGACAAAGCCGCTGCTGCTTACGCTGCTTTATCGTATGCAGAAAAACGTCGTCAAGAATATCCACCGATTGGCGATCAACTTGATGCTTTGTGGAAGGGTGGTGCGCAAGCTGAAGAGATGAAAGCTAAAGTTCAGGCAGTAAAAACTAAATTTCCCAAACCATAAGGTGCAAACAGTGAATCATGTCAGACGAACTGGGGTTATCGGCTGGTGCCAAAGGGATCAGCGAGGGGTTTAAGACTGGGCGAGAAGCTGGTAAAGAAATTGGTAAGAACATCGAGGATGTTCAAAAGGAGGCAGTAGACCTAGCAAAGCAGAGAGCGCAAGCAAAAATACGGGAACGCAGAGAAGCTGAGCTAAAGAAAGAACGAGCAATATACAAAGCCCTTGAGGAGTACCGGCACCGCAAGAAAATAAGCGATGAAGAGTACAAATTAAGGGTTGATTTTATAAAGCAGCATGGCACCAAAGAGTGGCAAAAGGTGCTAGATCTCAAAACCGAGATTGAACGGCTTGAGAAGGAAGACAAGAAGTATTTTGATGCAGAGTTATCAAAGGTTAAATGGGTGCAGTTCTGGTGCTTTTTAGTAGCGGCTTGGATTGCTTATTACATAGTGTGGGGGTCTAAACAATGAATATGCAAGACATTCTGAAGGCGGTAATCCCAATCATTGTGGCTGCCCTGGCGTGGCTCTTAGGTCAGGTATCGTCATTTCAAACCCGTCTGACCCAAATAGAAGGCAAGATGCCCGCTTTAATTACTAACGAGGGTGTCCCAACAGACAGCCCAATTTCAGCCGAGCGCAGAGCAAAAATGCGTGAGGAGCTATATAAAGAACTTCATGACCTGCATGTGCGAGTCAAATTGCTTGAAGAAAGGAATAAGAAATAATGCTTACCCTAATATCTACAGCGCTGTCCTTCCTCATGGGGGGTCTGCCTAAACTACTAGACTTTTTCCAAGACAAAGGCGATAAGAAGCACGAACTCGCTATGGCTGCCATGCAGATGGAGCGGGAACTTAAACTCATGGAGGCTGGCTATGCAGCCCAAGCCCGTGTAGAAGAGATCCGCACTGAGCAAGTGGCGATGGAAACCCAAGCTCAAGAACGCACGGCTATGTATAACCACGACATCGAGATTGGCAAGGGCGCTAGCCAATGGGTTATTAATCTTCGTGCCTCGGTTCGTCCAATGGTGACTTATTTGTTTGTCTTTTTGTTAATCGTGGTTGACATCGCTTCTATCTGGTGGGCATGGACATCTGGCGCTGCGTTTGCCGAGTCTGTACCCATGATTTTTGACGATCAGGAGATGCAGATTCTAGCTTCGATTATTGCGTTTTGGTTTGGTACACAGGCATTTAAGAAGTGAAAGTAAGCGATAAAGCCATCAAGATGATTAAGCACCACGAGGGTGTGCGGCAAAAGCCATATCGCTGTCCAGCCAAATTGTGGACGGTTGGGGTTGGTCACGTGCTTTACCCACGCCAAGGTGCGTTAAAAATAGACGAGCGGGATGCTTACCCACTGGAGTATAAAGATGACCGTACCTTCTCAATGGAGGAAGTAGATGACATTCTTCGAGACGATCTTAACCGCTTTGAACGGGGTGTTGAACGCTACTGTCCCGTTAAGCTCACTCAAGGTCAGTTCGATGCTCTTGTTAGCTTTAGCTTTAACGTTGGGCTTGGAACACTACAGCGCTCAACCCTCCGTCAGAAGGTTCTGCGTGGGGATATGGAAGGTGCTGCGGAAGAGTTCTTGAAATATACACTGGCTGGGGGTAAAGTACTAAAAGGTCTAGTAACCCGCAGGAACGATGAACGTGCCTTATTCTTAAGTTAATATGCCACTACAGAAACTACAATTTAAGCCAGGGGTCAACCGAGATCAGACCAACTACACCAACGAAGGTGGTTGGTTTCAATGCGATAAAGTACGCTTTCGTTCAGGCTATCCACAGAAGATAGGCGGCTGGCTACGTTATGGCACATTTACCATTATTGGTATTTGCCGTCAGATGTTTAACTGGATTACCACCCAAAGTGATAACTTTCTTGCGATGGGGACTAGCAAAAAGGTCTACCTAGAGGCTGGTACTGAGGTCTATGATATTACCCCTTTACAGCATACTTCTACAACTTTAGGGGCTTCTGCGGGTCCATTTACGGCTACGTCAGGCTCTCCAACGCTTACAGTCTCCTACTCCACCGATACCGCTTATAACCCAGAGGTAGGTAACTATGTAACCTTTTCGGGTGCGGTTAGTCTAGGTGGGAATATTACGGCTGATGTTTTAAACAAAGCATTTGGATATGAGATTTTGACTGTTGATACTGTTGGGTATACCTACACTATCAATGTAGGGGTAAACGCTAATGGCTCCGATACAGGCAAAGGTGGAGCTACGGTTACAGCCAAATACGACATTGATGTCGGTTATGACATAGATACATACGGATATGGCTGGGGTGCTGGTACTTGGGGTCGCTTAGGTTGGGGTTCTGGAGCAGTAACTCCTGTTGTTTTACAGCAAAGAGATTGGTTTTTTAATAACTTTGACAACGACCTAGTGATGAATATCCGTAATGGTCCAATCTATTACTGGGAGCGTTCTGCTGGAGTTACATCTCGTGCAGCTTTATTGTCAGCTACTACGATTAATGGCGTTGCGCCAGCCGATGTGCCAGCAGAAGCTACTGAGATTTTAGTATCCCAAAACGACAAACATCTATTAGCCTTCGGTGCGACACCTTATGGCGGTGGTACTTTTGACCCATTATTAATTCGCTGGGCGACTCAAGACCAGCCAAATGTTTGGACTCCATTGACTACTAACTCGGCAGGATTTTTACGGCTTTCTCGTGGGTCAAAGATTGTTTGTGCCATTACAACCCGCCAAGAGATTCTGGTTTATACCGAGGGAACACTTAATTCCTTACAGTTCCTAGGCACAGCGGACGTATTTAGCCTTCAAGAACTTGCCGACAATATTTCGGTTATTAGCCCAAGATGCGTAGCAGTGGTTAATAACGTAGCCTACTGGATGGGTAAAGATAAGTTCTATGCG